TTGACCCTTTGATGTCTTTCTTATCTACACCTAGTCTATTAAATAATTTATCAATTCTTTCTTGAGACCAGAATTTAGATCGGTATAGTTTACCCATCAATTCTGAGATAGAGAAGATATATGAGTTGTCATATACCGTTCCATTTTTGTATAAAACTGTATTATCAGAAGCCACTGATTAGTCCTCCAAAATCTCCTTAGGATCATAGTAATCTGACCCTGTATTATCAGAAGTTTCGGATTCCTCAATAGTTACATTAAGATCAACTCCACGAGACTCCATAATCTCTTTGATCTTTTTATTATCCCCAAATCCATTCTCTAATAGAGCATGGACTAGTTCTGTTGGTCCTTCTGGAGTGGAGAATACTACACCCTTGTTAGGAGTAAAGTCTCCATCAGTATTGACCATCCATTTACGGACCTCAAGTTTTGCAGGTCTATTATTCCATGATACTTCAGCTAAACGAATAAGAGTATTACCTCGTTCTTCTACAATAGCATCAATACCACCTTCAACAACTTCGAATGTGAGTTGTTTCTTTTCCATAGTTATAGTCTCCTCAAAGAAAAAATAAACCCTGCATTATTATATGAAATATGCGTTTTAGGTTGTCATTAATGGTTGCACACGGAAATGTGTATGTCCTAAATTAATGCAGGGTTATTTTTTATATACAACTATGGTAGGTTGTTGATGAACGAAACAAGTGAACACATAGTTTACCTACCATAGTGTATTACATAATTAGATTATTAGCGACGTGGTTTTACGAAGCGATCGTTACCAACAACGGTACCAACGTAACGGTTTTGAAGTTCGTTGATTTTGGATTGTTTAATACGACGTACTTCTAATACGTAGCCTACATCGTTACGACGGGATTGTGCACCCAATGTAACTTTGTATTGGTATTTGTCACCATATACCAAAGACATAGCTTTTTCCAATGTCATACCACGAACGATTAAACTGATCTTATTGGTATACTGATCATATTCGTAAGCGATATTGATTGTACGGAAGTCTTTGTTGTGTTTATCATCACGGTTGTAATCAGAAATAGCAATCTTTTTCAAGATAGTAATAGCCATGTCTGTCATACGGAAACCAGCGAAATCTTCGTCGATGTATCCGTTAGATGTACGGCTATTACGCATGCTATTAGTCATAGCCATGATGCGTTGAGTTTGCTCATCCAATTGATTATTGGCTTGAGCTTCTTTTAAAGTTTCCAATGCTCGAATACCGTCTTGACCAGCACCTAAGTTAATATCGAAACCTAATTCGATATAGATACGGCCATTGCTGTATGCTTCACGGCAACCAGCGAAATCAGGAAAAATGCGACCAAGGATATCAGATACTTGGGAACAGATTTCATTAGTAGAAACTAATTTACCAGCATAGTCTGCATCGAAGTCTGCGAAATCCAATTGGATATCGACATCTTCATTCTGTACAGAATTGTCTTCGCTGTTTTTAGGGTTACCTGCATTGATTGCATCCACTAAATATTCCATGGATGTAAACTGAGGTTGCATTAAATTTGGGTCTTGAACAAACCCTGGTTTGAAATAACTCATAGTCATTTCCTCCTTGTTAATAAATATATAGAAAATTACCTAGGTGTTTGGGGTACTGTAATTGTCTACACAATACCCATGTACACACCTTTATATTATATAACCATAAAACTCTTTGGCTTTATAGATATATTCCTTGGATTTCATTCTTGTCTATATACTTGACTATATAGAGCCTATCATTCTTATCTTCTACTAGCATATACTTACCTTTGATATTATATAGATTTACGTCATGATAATACTCAGTAACTATACAGTCTAAGAAGATAGCTCTAGCTACAGATTCAAGAACAAAGATATCACCACGAGTCAATTGCCCATGTGTAAGATATCTGTCTTTAAACGATAGTTCAATTCGTTTAATTTTAAAGTTAGCTCTAAAGTAAGATTGGAAATTGATGCCTTCGAAGAACTTAGTTAACCCTTCGATAGGTGTATCGTTATATGTAATACCAAAGCTTCTATCAACTAAGAGATCAAATATCTTCTCAGTGATAACTGTATTAGTTGCAATAAGTGGAATGATAGTACTATGGTTATCATTTACATATAAATCTATAGTCATCTTAGAATGAAGCTCTTTAACATCACTCATTAGATTCATATAAGACATTTCATATTCTTCTACAGAGTTATTCTCTAATAAGGCTTTAGTACAACACTTACCAGGCTGTAAAGCTCCAGTTACAGAATCTCTATATCCTACTCTACAGATATAGAATGGGTAGCCATAAGATTCTCTTTCATTATATATGGAAATAACTACATCTTCTTGACCATTCTTCAATACAGCTATTTCTACATGTAACTTACAATGTGGATTAAGAGCCTTATACTCTTTATTAACTACATCTCTAGCTATACTCTTTCTACCAGTATTACCAATAATTTCAGTAACACCGTAAAAGTTTTTAGTATTAGTTGACGTTACTCTATAAAGCTCTTTAATATTTTCACTATCATCATATTTAAGAAACTTTTGTCCTAATGTCAGTATCATAGTAAATTACCTCCCAAGCACAATATATGGTGGTACATATATAGTTATGTACCACCAATTATTATTTTTTATCTTAAGAATAGTACCGCTTTAAGATAGTCTAATGTATATTTCAACGTAGACCCTTTGATGCGGATAACTTTATCATTAAATTTAGTTGTGCTATAGTACTTAGTAAAGTTAAAGTTAGTTTCTTTATTAAGTATATACACCATACACTTAGTATAGTCATTTAAGATTCTAGCTCTTGTATCAATTAGCTTCTTATCTTTATGACCTTTATTTAGCATAGACTCGATACATGTATTCATATACCATAGTTTAGCTGATTCAAATTTAACACCATCCATATTACCAGCTGTCATATAGATTACCAATAGACGATGTGTCTTAAAGAACTCATCATCAAAGTTAATCTTTTCTGGTTTAGTAATTAATAGATCACCATAGTTATTAAACTCTATAGGAATATCTTTAGCTTCATTAATAGCAGATTCACGTAAGATTCTATCAATCACTTTCTGTTTAGCCACAGATTGTAAACGTTTCTTATAAGCTATACTATCTGATGGTAAGAACTTAGTTGTTGGTACACCTAAAGCTAATAGCTTCTCTGTAGCACTTGTAAGTTCTTCTTCACTTTCAGAAGTTCTCCATTGTTTAATGGTTTTATTAACCATAGTAAACCATTTATTGAATGCTAAACGTTTACTACGATTAGAACTGATATCGATGCCTTGCCAGATATCTTTGTATGCATCTAACCAAGCAAGCATATCTACACAATCAGTATCCGTACTATACTTCTTAGTATATGCTTTTAGTTTCTCTTCAATTTCTTCTGGTGTAAAGAATGGTACACCTGCTGGTAATACTGGGTCTTGTATTTGATTACCCCAAACATCTGTAGCCTCGATTAGAGTTATATCTTGATACTTGAGTTCCATTGTATTTAGAAGATGAGACTTCATAAAGTTATAGAACGTTTCATTAGTACAACCAACTAACTCTAATAGTTTCCAGTCAGACATTTGTTGTAATTGAATAGGCATACCTTTATATAAAGACCATAGTTCTTCTAAAGATACTATAGACTTACATAGGTTCATAATATAGATACCTGTATTTAAAGACCATTCTTTAGCAGAATGAAGTTCTCTACCCTTATTAGCAAGATTGATACCAAACATATTTGCTCTATTAAGAATAGCACTATTCTTTAATTGTACTTCTTCATCACTAATGTCGGCTTCAGCATCTTCTTTGATAGCTATATTATCATACTTAATAGGCTGATTCAAGAACTGTTTCTTTAATTCTTCATATCTATCTGAATTGGTTTTACCAAATAACCTAATAGATACATCATCAGAGAAACGTTGTTGGTCATTAGTTAAACCATAGAAGATATCCATCTGTGCATCTAATTCTTTTTCTGATTCTGGTGTAGCCAATACAAAGGAATTAGGGTCACAGTTTAAGAATGCTTCTTTAGTGTAGTTATCACAGTTGCTACATGGTGTATCAGATAATACGTTATCCGTTAACAATACATCATTCAAATCAATAGCTGAATCAGTACGATTCATAGTCTTTACATTGATAGCAAAGTATCCATCATTATCTGTCATTACATCAATATCAGGATGGTCTCTAACTATCTCTTTGGCTTTATTCTTTTCTAATTCACCTATTAATGGCATATAGTCATCAGGTAACTTAGAGAAGTCTATCTCAGCCATTTCTGCTTCTTGCTCTAGAGTAGCAATAACAGAAGACATTTCAACCAATGTTTTATCTGGTTCAAATGTAATCTCTTCAAAGTCTTTATTGTATTTGATTTGATCATGTGAGATTAGTTCCATACCAGTCAATTGCTCATAGAAGTTATTAGCTTCTAGTTTACGTTTATCTTCACCTTTGAAGCGGTATAAGTTAAACTTACGGTCTTTTAAGAATTCTTCTTTCTTATATTCTTTTGTACCATCAGAAGACTTTACTTTGATAGTGTCGTCTTCTAGGTCTTTGGTTAAACCATATCCCTCTACTGATTCATCACCAGTAAAAGAGTTACTGTAACCATATTGTACTACGATTTGATCACTAGCATTAGCTGGTGGAACTCCACCAACGTTAGCAGTGAACTCTTTTAGATTAGACATTAATCTTCTCCTTTAAGTTCCTTGATGGCATTCTCACACCATGAAGTGAATTCATTAATATTAAAAGTCTTAGTATTATCACGATCTTCTAACTTGAAACGTAGTTCCATGAATATAGCTAATAGTTGTGCAAAGTTATTATCAGTAAGACGAATATAGTTATACTTGTCTAGAGTGATAATATTAAACTCTTTTGCTTTTTGTTTAGCTCTATATTCAGGCATGCTTCTTGTGTTAGGATGATCACCTCCATCTTTAACTTCGATTATGAGGTTATATGGTATATAATATATATCCGTAATCCAATTTCGTGTAACACCGTTTTGGTCTACGTATTGGATAGTTGGACCAGGCATCATAATATCATCACTAGGGATATGTAGAACTTTATCCATGAACTCAATAGCACGTTTCTCATATGTACCAGTATAAGTAAACATAGTTCCATCAGAGTATTTATAAGTGCCAGATATACGTCTATTAGCTAACATCTTTTCTTGATGCTCTGGGTCATGCATGAATGTATATCTCCCATATACCTTATGCATATTCTCTAAAGCACGTTTACGCATCTCTTTCTTACACTTCTCACTACAATATTTATTATATCTCCAAGTCTTTTCATTCCATTGTGTTTCATTCTTACAGATAACACAAGTTCCTTTAGACTTTTTATTAATTGTATTAAATACAATTCTAGCTGCAGAGTAACCCTCAGGGATTAGTTCTTGGTGTTTATTTTGTATATGTCTTACTAATGGTTCACGTTCTAGACGTTTCTCACAGAAAGGACATTTGAATCTTTTCGTTGCCATATGTACCTCCTTTAGGGCAGTTTACATGTATGTTTTCACAGGGCTAACTTTATAATAAGATGCTTAAAGCTACCCAAATAAGCCGAAAGGAGGCATTATGGATACTAATAAATATAAGACATCATCTAAGATTAAAGAATACGCTTTATCAGTAGATTCGTTTAATAAACCAACAGAATATACTAATGCTAGAGCTATAGCTGTAGACATTATTAGATTATTCTTATTAGAACCTGGTACATTACAAAACAATCCAGACTGTGGTATTGGTTTGTATAGTAGATATAAGTTTATAAATAGTGATAGACTACATGAACTAGAGGATACAGCTAAGAATCAAATACAAACATATCTTGCTCCTATGTCTTCTATTACAGTAGACTGCTCATTTATCAACGTAAATGTATTACTTATTAGAATGACTATTGACACATCTTCTGTCAATCTAGTTTTTAATAAGGATAACCTTACTTTAAAAGATATTTCCAATTATAATTAAGGAGGACTATTAGATGGAAAAGAAAACTCTTTCCTTATCTGATTTACAAGCTGAAGCTAATGTATCTGCAGAAGAAAATAATAATGCTGTAGAAACACCAGTTGAAGATACACCTGTAACACCACAACCTGTAGAAGAAGAAAAACCTACAAGTATTCGTGATAACCCACTATACAATTTAGGTAATCCTACAGAAGATGCTATCAAAGAAGTAGCAATCGAAGATGTAGCTAAGTATGAAAATGAAAACTTTGCTGAAAAAGAATACGAAAAGAAAATGAATGATTTCGATGAGCAAACTCGTCGAGCATTCCAACGTCGTTTCGGTCCAGCTATCGAAGAAGTTCAACGTATGGCTGATGAATACGAAGAACGTAAAGAAATCGAAGGTGGAGATGTACGTGTAGTTTCTACTTATGATAAGAATGCTGAAGT